TTTTTACTGGTAAGGTAAAATTAAAAGATATTAAAACTAAAAAAACTATAACTATTCCAAAAAACCAATCATTGACTAGTGAAAATATTAGAGAAGCAAAGTTTAAAAAAACTCAAAAACAAATTAATAGAAAACAAAATGCAATAATTTATGGTGGCGGCACTGCAATTGGTGCAGCAATAGGTATTCCATTAGGTAATGCAATAGTAAAGAGACGTGGTAAGTAATGGCTAAGTCTAAGAAAATGGCACCTGGTGCTTTTAAAAAATCTAAAACATCTCAAATTACCCCAGTACTTTCCGATTTGTTTATTCCTAAAACTTTAGGAGATGCTGCTATGTATGCAGTCCCATGGGCTAAAGCCACTCGTGCCATAGGCGGTATTGGTAAAAAAGGTGCTAAGTACGTAAACAAAGTTTATAGAAACATGGGTAAATAATGCCTGTATCAAAGATTGCAAGTATCATTGCTAAAAAACGTGCTGCAGATATTGCTAAGAAAAAAGTAGCAAAGATACCTGCAGGTCAAGCCCGTGCTGTTGCTAGAGAACAAGTTCGTGGTAGTGGTAACACAAGTAGAAAAATTAACAAAAGAACTGGCCTTACTCCTGAAGAAAAAAGTAAATTAACAAAAAAATTTCCAATTACTAGAGAACAAGGTAGACCTCGTAATCCTGAAGATGTTAGACGTGGTAGAAGTATTGCCGAATACGAAATGCGTATGAGATTAGGTAATCCACCAAAGGCTAAACCATCTAAACCAGCCAAAAGAGAAGTTTTTTTAACTAGAGGTAAAACTATTGCTAAACGTTCTGAAGTTGAAGAAGTAATGCAAAAACGTTTACAAAAGCAAGCCAAAATAAAAAGAGCCGAAAAAAAATTTAAAGATATGACACCTGAAGAAAAACGTATTTTAATGATACGTGCACAGGTTAAAAGAGCCCAACGTGATGAAAATGCTGGTAGAACTAAATATGGTATGGATATTACTCCACGTAAACAACTTGATGATAAAGTTATAGAACGTGCTAAAGAATTAACCGCTCAAGAAAAAAATGCAATTGCTAGAAAACAAGCACTTGAGTTTGCACAACGTAGAGAATCAGATAGACGTGCTGCAGAAGGTCTTAAAGAAAGAACTAAAAACATTAAAAATAAAATGAAAAATATGACACCTGACCAAAAAAGAAGATATATAAATTATCTTAAAGAAAGTGGTTGGTAATGCCTAACCCTAAAAAAATAATTAAAGGTGTTAAAAAATTAACTAACAAACAAAAGACTTATCAAATTCGTGGCGCTGAACAAAAAAGAGAAAAAGAATTATCAGGGCGTGGCGGTAGGGCCACTCCCGAATTTATTGCAAAGTTAAAAGAAAAAACATTTAAAGAGATTGAAAGAAAAACTGGAAAGCCAATAGATAAAAGTAAATATCTTAAGAAGGGCAAGTAATTGTTAAGTATTCAACAAATTGCAGCAAGAGTAGATTCTCTTAAAGACCGTGCCTCTGATAGAGATGCAAGGGCACAAGATGTACTTGCTGTCCGTAGAGGTAAAATTGCATCAATTTATCCAGAATTTTTTCCAGAGGGTGTAGACGCAAATGTCGTTGCAAATTTTATTGACATTGTTGCCCGTGACTTGTCAGAAGTTATGGCGCCACTTCCTGCGGTTAACTGCTCGGCCGCTAATCAGGTCAGTGACCGTGCTCGTTCTTTTGCCGATAAGCGCACTCGCATTGCTGCTAACTATTTTGCTCATTCAGATTTACAAGTGCAGATGTATACGGGTGCAGACCACTACATCACATTTGGTTTCGTCCCATTCATCATTGAATTAGACGAAGAAGCAGGGCTACCACGTATTAGAGTAGAAAGTCCGATTGGGGCTTACCCAGAATTTGACCGCTATGGACGTTGCACTGCCTTTGCTAAAAAATATGAACTATCAATTGGTGAGTTAGTAGCACAATTCCCAGAGTATGAAATACAACTATTGGGACCAAATGGCTATCAACAAAACTTATTAGCAAGGATTGACTTTGTTCGTTATTACGATAAAGACCAATCTGTTATTTATGTTCCTAGCCGTAGCAATTTAATTTTATCTCAAGCAGTTAATCCGCTTGGAAAAATAATGGTTGTTGTTGCAAAGCGACCAAGCGTTGATAGTGACATGCGTGGACAGTTTGATGATGTTTTAGGTATTCAACTGCTTCGTAATAGGTTCGCATTACTTGCGATGGAAGCAGCAGAGAAATCTGTTCAATCACCAATTGTTGTTCCACAAGATGTTCAAGAAATTGAACTTGGTGGCGATTCAATTATTCGCACTAACACACCTGGTGGCGTGCGCCGTGTTGAACTTCCTATACCTAATGGTGCGTTTACCGAACAATCATTGTTGCAACAAGAGTTGCGAACTGGTACACGTTACCCAGAATCACGTACTGGTAATCTTGACGCAAGTATTATTACTGGTCAAGGTGTTCAAGCACTTATGGGTGGTTTTGATACGCAGGTTAAATCTGCTCAGGCTATCTTTGCTTCAGCCCTTAAGGATGTTATCTCAATCTGTTTTGAAGTAGATGAAAAGTTTTATGACTTTGAGAAAACAGTTCGTGGCGTAGATGCTGGTTCTCCATATAGTATTGATTATAAACCATCAAAAGATATTAAAAAAGATTATTCAGCCGATGTTAGATATGGTATGCTTGCTGGTCTTAATCCAGCCCAAGGGCTTATTTTCATGTTACAAGCATTGGGCGCTAAAATTATTTCTAAAGACATGGTTATGCGTGAGTTACCATTTGGTATTAACGTAACTCAAGAACAAGAAAAAATTGAGATTGAAGAAATGCGTAACTCACTACTGGGTGCGTTGGGGGCATATACTCAGGCAATACCTCAAATGGCTACACAGGGCATGGACCCATCTGACATTATTATAAAAATTTCAGATGTAATTAAGGCTCGTCAAAAAGGTGTAGCAATTGAAGATGCAATTGAGGAAATATTTAAACCTGAAGAATTACCTCCTGCTGGTGCCCCACAGGTTGAGCAAACGTCCCCCGCTCCCGCTGCGCCAGTAGGAGGCATCCCTCCACAACAGCAACAAGGCGGACTACAAAGTCTTTTATCTAGTTTGACTGCAGGTGGTCAAGCAAGTGCTAGTGCAAGGACAGTAGTTAGAAGATAGTTTAGAAGGGGACCATGACAGCAATAGTTGGAATACAGGGTAAAGGCTGGGCTGTACTAGGTTCAGATACTTTAACTACATATACTGATAGACCATATGTAGCCAAGGGTTGCGAAAAGATAGTTAAGGTTAATGAGTATTTAATTGCAGTTGCAGGTGATGCAATTGTGGGAGATATTCTTAACAACCTATGGCAACCACCTAAAGTAATTAAAACGCAAGAGCCAGATAGATTTATGATGATTAGAGTATTACCATCTATAAAACAAACTCTAACTGAAGCAGGATACGAACCAGCCCCTAAAGTAAAACCAGATGATGACCCTGGGTGGGATGCATTAGTTTGTTTTAATGGAAAGATATATCAAGTTAGTGATGACTATGGATATATGCGAGATGACAAAGGTTTATACGCAATAGGTTCTGGTGGAGCCTTAGCACTTGGTGCATTAGTAGCAATGGGGTCAGAAACCAAGACTCATGCTAAAGCATCTGCTGCGGCAAAAAAAGCAATTAACATATCAATTGAATACAACGTGTGGTGCGGTGGTACTGCAAATGTTAAAACACAATTTACTAAGTAGGAGGAAAAGTGCAAGGTGGATATAGAAAACCGAATAACCCAGCCCCAGTATCAGGTCCTGGCGCTCTTAGTCAACGCACTGATGGGGGACCAACACAACCTGCAACCTACATCTCAGGATTACCATATGGACAGGGACAACAAACTTACGACAACCAAGTAGCAGCACCTATGGCTGGCAATCCAATACCAAAGATGGAAATGCCAACACCATTACTAGCCCCTACTGCTCGTCCATCTGAACCTATTACTACTGGAGTTGATATAGGTGCTGGTGCTGGCTCTGAAGCAATGAGACGGCTACCTAATCCTTCATACACAATTCAAGATGTAATTAAAAATTTAATACCATACGACCCATCTGGTGATGCTGAGTTAATGTATAGAAGCCTAATTGACGAAGGATACTAATGGCATACCGTCTTAATCCAATAGTAGCCAAGGCTAGTCCAAACCTTTATGCTGCTGCTAAAGCCGCAAATATACCTATGGAACAAGGTACACAACTAGAGCAGTTTAGTTGGACTATTGAAAAAAATAAAAAATTAAATCAATTAAGAATTGATGATGCTCGTAAAGAATTTAATAACCTAGACCCTA